ATGAATTTAAACAATAACCCTACTACCGCTCAACTTTCGCAAATTTTATCTATATGCAATGATAATGCTGGCCATCATATTCTTTGGGTATCTAAAGCAGGCGATGTGAGCGTTACACAAATAAATGGCATTTCACCTATTGGGTTTGAAAAAAACACCCCATCCATGGCTATGCGATATGAAACATTCCAAATAGGAAATGATTATGTTGGAAAGGCAGCATCGAATGATAATACGCACATTCAAAAATTGCTTAATGATTTAATAAAAGAATGGCCATTATATAATGGAATGCAAGTACGATACATTGGTTAACAGGAAATAATAATGGCACAGAAATGTTATGTTAAGGTTTATGATGGAAACACTCAAAATACTTATGACGTTGGGCCATTTGATTACAGTGGGAACCAAGTTTACATCCCGACTAACAACAGTGCAATTAATTGGATTTATAAACAAATCGGGATAGTTAAGACACAACATCCAGAAGCCCCTTTAATAAAACACAAATGGTCCTATATAACCGATGATTTTCTAGACTCGGAGGCACATGTCAAAGTTGAAATAAATAATATTTTATTTTAGATCTTTATTTTGACATCACCTGATACTAAGAATGTCATCAATGAAAAAATGAACCATGAACATCCAGAGTGGGTAGAGAATCAAAGCCACGATTCTAATGACAATACCCAATCATTTTAGTTAGTTTCTAAGCTTTGAATTCAGTTTTTTCAGTGTTGAAATGTAGCTTACTTTCTATGAACCAGCGCCAACTCTGGCATAGCGGGTTTTTCTTTTACTACACCATCACTCAAGAATTGATCCTTACAAGAACATAAAAAATATATTTCAAATTATTCAATCACTTAATAACACAATTAGATCCTCATTCGATCCCATAAACTGAAAACACTGAAAATCTTTTCACTCTTTTCAGTTGGCGAACTCTCGCAGAAAGCCAGCAGCGGCGCGGCGGTCCGGTTTGTAGAAAAATAAAACTGAAAAATTTTTATGATGCAAAACTCGCAGGCGGGTGCGGTGTAGCGCCGATTTTTTCTGCGGAGCAATTATTTTTCCGGGGCTGTGGCGCAGCCAACCGCGCGCTCTGCGCACGATCTCCTGATGGTTCTGCGGGGCGATGGTCGCGCCGGTGCGTGGCGCTGCGTGCGTCTGATGCGGTCTGGTGACGGGTAATAAAAAACCCGCTGCGGTAACGGGTTGTGGGGGCTTACTGGCCTATGACGGGTGAGTATTTCCTGCTGCCCACTCTGCGCAATGGCGCTGCTGTTCGTAGGCTGGCCAGTATCCGGGGGCGTGTGGCTGGCCAGCTGTTCGGCCAGCTGCTGCACCAGTGCGACAGTATCCAGCACCAGCTGTGCCACGTTAATCTGCTGGGACCCAATCCAGACCACCGGCGCGATAATTTCCTGACGCGTGCCGGCAATGCTCTGGCGCAGCTGCCCGGATTTGCCCGAACTGTTCTGAACATTCCCCTCAACCATTACACCAAAACATCTTCTCTGCCCATCGTCGTCGTGATTAGTCGCTAATCAATTGCTAGAATGCCCTACAATTGTCTATTCAAAAACCTATTCATTTACCTATTCAAAAAGCGATTCACAATATGCCAGCTCACGCTGATACGGTACGCCAGTTGCTCAATCATGGTCCAATGAATGCAAAGCAAATCATTGAAAAATGGATATTAGTCAGCCTACGCTATCGCGTGCGCTAAGAGAGATGAGCGATGATATTGTGCGGATTGGAGCGGGCCCATCTATTCACTACGCGCTGCGTGACGCCTGGCGAGGGTTCAGATCCGCGCCCATATATCGCATCACGGATGAAGGGCTGATCAAACCGCTTGGCGAACTCATTCCTGTTCGTCCAGAGAGTTTTGTCATGCTGCAGAACAATAACGTTAGTCTCCATAGCGACGGCCTGCCCTGGTGGCTGTTTGACATGCGTCCGCAGGGGTATCTGGGACGCGCCTATGCTTCAACCTATGCAGCAGATCTCGGCCTGCCACTTAATCCAGAGCAATGGTCAGATTCAGATGTCGTAAGGGCGTTACTGGTCAATGGCCATGATGCTATCGGCAATCTGGTGATTGGCGAACAAGCGCGAGAACGCTTCCTGACGATGCCGGTACCTACCCCGGTTGAACGTGCCACCGCTTATCCCGTGCTGGCATTATCGGCAAGCGCCGGGGAGGCGCCGGGTTCATCTGCCGGCGGTGAACAACCGAAATTTTGTACCTATACCGAGCGCGGCCACGTTTTAGTAAAATTTACAACCTCAGACGATAACCCGGTAAGCGAACGGTGGCGCGATCTTCTGCTCGCTGAACATTTGGCGCTGGGAGTGCTGGGTAAGGAAACTGAAGTATTTGATTTTGGCGGACAGCGCTTCCTTGAAGTCCCGCGATTTGACCGCGCTGGCCCACTGGGCCGTATTGGCGTCTTCTCGCTAAGGGCGCTTGATGCTGAATTCATAGGCAAGGCCAGAGAATCCTGGCCTGTTCTGGTTAACAGCCTTATTAAAGATGGACATGTTCATCCCGATGCCGCAGCTGAGACAGCCCGGCTTTGGGCGTTCGGAATGTTAATCGGCAATACGGACATGCATCACGGAAATCTGTCGTTCATCAGCAGTCATGGCCGCCCGTATCGCCTTGCGCCGGCCTACGATATCCTGCCGATGGGGTTTGCCCCCAGAGCCGGCGGCGCGATCGTGAATGAGCTTCGACCGGCATTACTACCACAGATCATTAGCAGTGATATCTGGCAGGAAGCGCTGGCGCTGGCGGAGGAGTTTTACACAGCAGCCAGCAGTTGCGAACGCTTTTCCACCAATTTTGCCCCTTGTATTGAGGCTTTGCGCCAGCATATTGATGACGCCGGAACACGTGTCGCGCGTTTGGGATAAAGCGGCTGTTTTATTGGGGTGGGAGCGGATACCAGTCACCCCTCCTCCAGCCCACATGCCTGCCAGCGGACTGAGCTGACGCCCTTCTCCAGGCTGATGCGGCTAACCAGCGTCTCCAGCTGATCGGAGGCCCGGTTTACGCGCGGTTGAGCGTGCTGGCCTGCACTTTATTCACATTCCCCGGACTCGAAATCATCGCGGTGATCGACTCATGCGTTTTAAAGGTACAGCTGCAGTTGATATTGGTGCACTGGTGGTAGCGCTCCTTGGTCTCTTTCGAGATGTAACGGCTGCTTTTGGTATGGGCAGAAGTCTGGCAAAGCGGGCAATGCATCATCGGTTTGTCTCCTCGTAAGCTTGTCAACATAGTGCGCCAAATTCACAAAAAGAGCAACAACAATTCACTTTATGTGAATAATCATTTCTCCTTTGCCTCGTACTCCGCATTTTCCAGTAAAATCTCGCACTCCAGCTGCGTGGTAAAACCACCGGCGTTCAGCAGATGAGTGACTTTCGTTATCAGCCACGGCTGCCTGTCGATCACCGTTTTGAAGCCGAATAGCGTAACCGGCGTTTCCGGGAACAGATCCGCACGCCCTTTCGCCAGCTTAAGGGAAACACTCGCGTGCCCCTGCTGCAGGTTTTTCCATTTCGCTTCAGCTGCACGCATCGCCAGCTCTTTAGTAGGGTAAAGCGTGGTCAACGTAAACACATTCTCTTTACTGCCTGCCAGGTAGTTCTCTTGCCCCGGTTTAGCCACGGCGGGCATGCCAGGCGTTTTGGCCGCAGGATGATCCACCGTGAACGCAGCCTGTTCGCTCGTCTTGCGCTGCAGATTGACCTGCTGCGGTTTTGACGCTTTGGTTGAGAGCCAGTGCGCCGTTACGCCGGTGTAGCCATCGCGCCCTGCCAGGTTAAACGAATGCGCGTCACCCTCTTTACGCGTCAGGATAACCGGCGCAATCGGCTTGCCGCTCACGCTGGTGCCGTTACCGGGACGAATAAACAGTAACTTACCGGCTTTCACCGCGGCTACCGCGCCATACAACGTGGCCAGCCGCGTCATGAAACCGGCATCGCTCTCGTGCGTCTGGTCGATGTGCAGCACGCTGATACCGGCAAACCCCGCAGCCAGATGCGGCTGCAGATGATTGCGCGCGGCGATCTGCGCCACAATATCCCCCAGCGTGGTGTTATCGTACGAAACTTCACGCTGCTGATTGAGTGAGCCAAGAAAGTTAGCGCTGCGCGCGGTAAGGGTCAGAGCATCTGGCGCGCCATGGTGCTGTATCGAATCGACCGTGAAGCGGCCTTTGTCCGTTAGCGCAAACCCCTGCCAGCCCAGCGACAGCTGCAACTCCGCGCCCAGCGCCGGCATCATTAGCTGACCATCGGCATCGTCCAGTTCAATGTTGAGCTGATCGGCCTCAAAGCCACGGTTATCGGTCAGGGTGAGCGAGATCAAGCGCTGGCGTACGTTGGTGGTAATATCCTGTGCATTCATGCTGAGGCTAAAATCCGGCGTCAGTTGCGCACCGGTTTGCAGAAGCACGTTGCTGAGCGGGTTTATCACATCAGCCCCCTGACCTGCGTCGCAAGGTTTTTCGCCTCGTCCGCCAGTCCGCTAACCTGCTCCTGCAAGTCACCAAACAGCGCGGTCAGCGAGGCATCTACCCGCTTTAGCTTCAGGGTAAAAGTGATTTTACTGGCGCTGCCATTGGCAAAGAATTCACTCTGCGTGTTGTCCAGCGACTCCACCACATACATACCGAAAATGGTGCCGTTGCCGGCAATCAACGGCCAGGCCAGCCCCTGATCGGCCAGCAGACGCAGCGCCAGCAGGGAGATGGCACCGCCGGTGATCTCCGGACGCAGCTCACCGTTTAGCGTGATACTTTCATCGCCCGGACCGATAAACTGTGCAGCCGCGCGCTGCCCGACGCGGCTGCTGGATGGCCAGCGATAGTTGATGGTGTGCTGCAGCTGGTTATAAGGCAGCGTCTGACGCACAAACGGCAGCATGCCGTAAATCATCATCATCGTTAATTCCCCGTACTCAGAATGCCGTATCTATTCGCCCACTGCTGGCGCGCCTGGCTGGCCCGATCGCGCTCAATTATTGTCTGCACGTCCTCTTTTGTAACGCCCGGCGGCAGATGGATTTCATACTGATAACTATGCTGGCTGTTATCAGTAATACCGGCGGATGCGGATGCCGCCGGTAATGGACGATACGTTGCACCGCCCAGCGCCACGTCATAGCGTGGTCCGCTGCTATCAACACCGGCGCCGCCAGTCGCCATCGCATCGGGCGATGGCACCTTGTTTTTCAGGTCGTCGGATTTGCTGTCAATAACACCCAGCTTTTGCAGCACCCAATCAATGCCGCCGCGCAGCTGATTTAGCGCCTCGCCGGGGATTTTCAGCGCATCGGCCAGCAGTGTGCCGAATTTACGGCCCAGTTCACCGGCAGAAGCCAGCTCTGACTGCGTCAGCTTTACAGGCTCCAGTAAGCGGCCAAATCCGTCCCACAGCATTTTGAGCCGGTCGCCAAGCCAGTTGAACACCGGCTGTAATGGCGCAAAAGCGTCGGCAATTGGGCCCATCGCCGCGCTGAAGCCCTGCGCCACTCCGCCGATAAAGGCGCTGATGGGCTCCCAGAATTTGCGGATAATGAGTGCACCGGCGATCACCGCCGTAACCACTGCCACAATTGGCAGCGTTAATCCGCCGAGCACGGTGGCAATTGCGCCGCCCACCACGCTGAAAACGCTGCCCAGCATGCCCGCACCCGCCATCAACAGGTTGACGCCGGTAATCAGCGGTGCCACCACCGACCCAACAGTGCCAAGCGCACCGATAAATATCACGCCAGCCATCGCGACCTGCGCCATGCCGCTGGCCAGCACCGGATTCTTCTGGATCCAGCCGTCAACCAGTAACAGGAACTGCGTAGCGTCCTGCGTGAGGGTGCGCAGGCTGCCATCCAGCTTGTCGTAGAGATCGATGCTGATGTTGCTGTAAGCCGATTGCAGGGCCTTGAGATCGCCGCCCATGCTGTCAGGAGCAGTTAACCCGCGTGGTACCGATGCGCTGCCGGCCTGAGCAGCAGGTCCGGCGGGTGGCTTAGTCAGCGCCGCCGGCGTTTGTGCCAAAATCTCATCCGCACTGCTGCCGGCCTGCGCCAGCGCGATCTGTTGCTGAACGACCTCGATTGCGGAGAACGATCCGCTATGGCTCAGGCTGCGCGCCTGCGCCTGCAACGCCTGGAGCTGAGGCGCGTTATTCTCCAGGCCCAGCGTGCTCTGCAGTTGGCGGCTGGCTTCGGCAAATGCATAGCCCGGCCGCAGCAGCGAAGCCGCGCGCTGCACCCCGCTCTTTGCCACGTCCAATGCCATAGAGCTGCCGCTGCGGATCTGCCCGGCCAGCGCCTGGCCTTTACGATAGCGCTCGCGGATTTGGTTAAGTTGATCCTGCCGGGCTGTGGTCTGCTGCAACGTTTGCTGCTGCGCCACCATTTTTAGGTTTGCCTGCGCGGCGGCCTGTTTCAGCTGCTGCTGCGCCCGCGCCAGATTGCGCGGAGCAATGTCAGCCGCCAGCAGCGCCTGCCGCTGTTGTTGCAACGACAAGCGCAGCGCGCCGGACTGGATTTGCAACGCCGAAACCGATTTACGCGCCTCATCCAGCGCCGCTGCCTGCTGCCGTGTCGGGTTGGCGCTGTTTTTGAAGGCCAGCGCCAGCGCGGCGGTATCCGCTTTGGCTGCCTGCAACTGCTGACGGGTAGCCGCCAGATCGCGACTGCTCTGCCGGAACCGGCTAACCTGTGCCAGCTGCTCATCCAATGCCGCAATGCCTTCCTGCGTCTGCTGAATCTCGATCTTCAGATTTTTGCTGGCATTTTCGAGCGCGCTAAAGGGCCGCACGGCGTTGCTAACCGCGTTCAGCAGCGCCTGTATACTGGTGTTATTGCTCATCCGGAGTGGCTCCGCTGCGAATAAAGGCTTTGTGCCGCCAGTCGAGCAGTTCGGCTAACGGCATCTCATACATTACGGACGGCGGCCAGTGAAACAGCGTGGCGATATCCGCCATCAAATCGTTCACCGTCAGGTCACGCGGCCAGCTTATGCAGCCGACTTCGGCTGCAAAAAACCGATCACCTTGCCGCCCAGTGCAATCAGATCGACCGGATCAAGCGCATGACATTCAGGCTTCGTCAGCGCCGGAACGGTGATGCGCGGCAGTACCAGCAGCAGCGCATCGACATCAGACTGGCACAGCTCCGCCAGCCGTACACCGCGCAGGCTACCCGCATTTGGCCGCACCACTTCGACCTGTTTGATTTCGCTTTCACCGCGCACGATTGGCGTTTCCAGCACCACAATAGGTTGGTTGAGATCCATAACGTTGTTCTCGCTTTGCAATAAGAGGGAAAGCGCCAGCGCCGGACGCTGGCGGCAGGGTTACACCAGTCCGATGTTTTTACGGCGCTGCGCCAGGCGATCCACGCCGTTGACCTTCTCCACCATGTTGATGGTATCGATTTCGATCAGCTCTTTGCCGTTAAACGTCAGCTTGTAGTAGCTGTTTTTACTGGTGATTTTGGTTTCGCTATCCTCGCTCTGTTTGGCTTCGCCAAAATCAAAGCTCTGATGTTTGCCGCGTACCTCAATCTCCACCGCGATCTCTTCACCGGTGTCATCACGCTGATAAGAGCCGGTGAAACGCAGCGGCACGTCTGATGCGCCCCACTGCGACAGCACCAGTTCGTCCATACCGCCGATGCTCCACTCAATGTCGAGCGCGTCATCTTCCAGGCCATTATCGATATGCGCCGCGCCGTTCATGCCGCCGGCACGGTAGGGATCAAGCTTGCGCGCCAGCTTTGGCAGGGTGACGGCGGTTACCACACCCTGATAGCTGTTGGCGTCATTGAACAGGTTCATCGCCTTTAATTTACGTGGCAGTGCCATGTGTTCTGCTCCTTAGCTGTTTACAGATGCGGCGAATGTCGCCAGGTAGGTGTCCGTGATGCGCTGGCGGAAGGTGAGATCTTCCAGCGGCGGCACCGGCGTGTAGTCGTAATCGATAAACAGCTTGCCGGCTTTCAGGCTCTCTTTATCGTTCGCGCTTTCGTCATACCAGGCGGAGGCGCCCAACAGATAACCGGCGCTGACCAGCTCGCGGAATTTCGCATTGATACCGGCAATGATTTCGCGCACCAGAATTGGCGTCAGCGGCTTATCCACGGCCCACATGTGCGATTCAGCGATGGTATCGGCCAGCACCTGCGCAGTGCGGGTATAGTTTTCAAACTGAAACAGCGCATCGTCGCTACAGGTGCGGTTGCCCCAGAAGCGGAAACCGTCTTTACGAATGAGCGTGGTGACGTCAGCTTCGTTAAGCAGGTCGGCATCGGTACCCACCTGCTGCAGGTCCCAGAACACCGAGGCAGAGATGCCGGTCACGCCATTGACGCCAACATTGGACAGCGTTTTGTGCCAGCCGGTATCGTTGTCAATTTTGGCGCGCAGGCCAAGCGCACGTGCGGTGGCGAAGGCGGTAGCCGATTGATTGGTGGTAGTATCCCACGCGAGGAAATCGGGCCAGATCACCATCACTTCGCGCTGGCTGAAGTTCTGGCGATACAAGCGCGCTTCGGCAATGGTTTTGCAACCCCAGGCCGAGACATAGGCAAAGGCGCGCAGCTGTTGGGCGATGCTGGCGAGCGCGGTAGCCACTTCCAGTGAATCGAGACCCGGCACGCCAAGGATGCGCGGTTTGACGTCCAGCTGGGTTTGCGCGGCCAGCAGCGCTTTCATGCCGGTGTAGTGGCCGTTTTCATCCGTCCCGCCAATGATATTGGAGGTGGTTTCGGTGGCGTCAGTGCCCTCTGCCACGCGCACGACAACTGTGACAGGCTTCGACTGATCGGCAATCGCCTGCAGCGCAGCCGCCAGCGTGCCTTTTTTGCCCGCTTTCGCTATCGCGCCCTGCACGTTAGTGATCAGCACCGGCTGGTTTAGGGGAAACGTAGTGGCATCTGCATCTTCTGCAGTACAAACCATGCCAACAACGGCGGTTGAAACAGTGGAAATAGTGCGCGTACCGTCGTTGATCTCAACGACGCGAACACCGTGGTGGTAATCAGCCATCTTTTGCACTCCTGGTTAATGGTGTGCTTAGGATGTCAGGTCTATGGAATCTATTCATTTCAAAGCATTTTGTTGAGAGATGAATAAACAATTCCGGTATTTAAGTAAAAAAAAGCCCCTGACGGGGCTTTGTTTAGACTGGCTGTTCAGGCCAGTTAATGTCAGGAGCACTGGCGATGTCAACACGGTTAAGCAGTACGCGATATCTTTTCCACTTAGTGAGAAGTGAGTCCTCGTCTTCAGTCGCCATTCCCAAATCAATAGCATCCTGCAGCGGTTCAATGTGAAGCGCTGCTTCATTAAGCAATCCCGTCTTTCTGCGCTGAGCCTCTGCTACGTAATCTTTTGGCTTTTGTGTTAAAACCTTCCCATCAAAAAGCCAGCCGCCATCGTTCAGTATAAGGTTTTCAACATCTGCGGCATTCACTTCTCCCACAGACATATTTTCAGGCCACAGTGCAGACACATCAGTGCTGTACTGCCGCACTTCACCATTGTCTGTATAAGCAATTTTTACCGTATCAGCGGAAAAATTTTTCTGCGCGGCATACCAGTCATGACCATCCGTATCACGCAGATACATTACATTCAGCCCTGTTATCTTCAGGGAATTATCCGGCGTGTATAGCTTTAAATTCATTAGATTCATCATTATTCCTTTACAGGCTGGTAGTGGAGACCCAGGCGCCATTGACCAATACCTGAATATATCGGACGCCAAACTGAAGATTTACTGCGTAATTAGCGGTGGACTGCACGCCAGTAAGCACACCGCCTGACCCATAGCTAAGTTGGTTATTGCCAATAGACCCTGTCCAGGTTACGGCGCTTAATCGGACCGAGCTGATAGCAGATACATTTACCTGTCTCAGCAGATTGTCAACCTGCGCCGTGGTATACGCGCCAACATTCCCAGCAGAAATTGCAATGTTCGCAGAGCCGTCAAATGCCACACCAGCAATCGTGCGCGCTGTTGCCAGCCTGCTCGCTGCTATCGCAGTACCACCTGATGGCAGTGCGCCAACATCTGCGGCTGAAGGTTTATTAGCGCCGTCATACTGCATCGTCCAGGCGCTCCACGTGCCGCCATAAAGTGAGCGGCTGTAACAGCGCGAGTTGTTATACACCCTGTACACCTGCGTAATGCCAGCATGCTTATAGATCTCAAGTGAACCTGCCACAGCTTCAGGATAATTTGCCCCTGCCGCTGCCTGCACATTGGCAGGCTGATAGTACAGACCCGGTGTTTGATAAGTGTTCAGGTTCTCGGCGTTGCCAATCGGCACGCTCTGACCGCTGAATATATCTTGTGCTGTCACACTGATATCGGCGCTCAGCGCTTTGCCATTTATCGTGCGCTCTTGCGGCACGCGTCCGTTTGCGTTGTCGTTTGCTAACTTAATGGCTTTAGCCGTGGCAGCAAGATCCTCACTGGTGCTGTTCGTCGCGCTACTAAGCTGCGTTTTCTTCAAATACTGTATATGCGGATCACTGTCACCCGTGTGCGCCTGCATCAGCGCCTGGCCAAATGCCGTTGTCGCAATCTGCGTATCATTTTTTGTCGCGACAGGTGTAGGCGCTTTCGGCGTTCCGGTCAGGGTTGGGCTGGCCTTAGGTGCGTACTGTGTATGCGGGTCGGTGGCTTTAAGATGCACAGCCAGCAAGTTATCGGCATACGCCTTTACCTCAATTACCGCGTCATCCACATATTTGCGTGTGGCCAGCACCACTGACGGATCAATTTTTAGCGTCACGGCGCTGGTGCTGTTGACGATCAGGATCATGCGTACCGTCTGGGTGCGGCCGCTGCCTTCGGCCAGCTGCGGCTTATAGGTCTCCGCGCAGTTAGCCACTGCAATCATCACGCCATCGGCGTCAAACAGACCGATTTCGCGAATCCAGAAACCGCCCTCGCCCTCCGGGATAATCTGCTCGGCAATAATCTGGCTGCTGTTGGCGCTATCAATGGTCAGCGAATTCAGCTGAGCACGGCGCTTTTCGCCAATCAGGCTGGTTTGCGCCGGATCGGGCGTCGGCAGCGTGCCGCCACCGTCGCCGACCGCCATTGCACTGATATTCACTTTGGTACCCAGCGCTGCGGCATTGGCCAGTTTCGCCGCGCCCTGGTTGGTTAGTAACGCAAGATATTTTTGGGTCATACGCTCACTTCCGTCAGGTCAATAAGATGTATCGCCGCACCGGAATATACCGGCCCGCCAACATGAATAATTTCAGGGGTATAGGGATAAACTGTCAGCTCATCGCCGCTATAGCTGGCAACGGCCACCGGTATCACGCCATGCGCGTCCAGGTTGATCGACAAACCAATCAGATGCCGGCTGCACGGTTTGGCATCGGCAATTAACCGCTCCAGTTCGTGGTACATCTCCTCGGTGATGCCGGTCTCCAGCACGCCAACATCCAGCCGGAACGTGCCGGGCGTCTCGTTGGTTTTCCACCACTCAATTACCCGAATCAGATAGCCGAGCGGTTCAACCACGCGACGAATCGCGCCGATGGTTCCTTTGTGGCGATGCACATACTGTGATGCGGCCACCACATCGCGTTTGGTCGCTTCGCTCCAGCCGCTATCCCAGCGATCCACCGACCACGCCCAGGCAAGATACGGCAGAAGCGCTACCGGACAGGTGCGTGGGTTCCACAATGCGCGCAGCGGAACCGGCATATCGCCCAGGCTGGCCAGCGCCGCCGCTGCCGCCACCTCCAGCGCTGATGAACCGATCGGCAGCAGACGATCACTCATCAGAGCCTCCCACCGTCAGCGTGTAGCCGGTACAGAACGCCGCCTGGGTTTTGTCGAGTACCACATCAGCCATCGGCTGAATCAAATTGACGCGCTGCACGCCTTCAACGTGAATAGCGGCATACAGCGCCGACAGGCGAATATCGCGCCCCAGTCGCTTCTGCGCGGTAACATAGGCTGCCAGCTTCGCCTGCGAGGCAGCGCGAATCGGCTCGGCCTCGGGACCAGGATAGAGATACAGCTCGGCGTCGATGGCGTAATTGACGATCTGCGCCGACTGCACCGTGACGCGATCCGCCACCGGGCGCACATTCTCATCATTCAGCGCCGTTTCGACCGCCGTCAGCAGATCCGTCGGTGCACTGCCGTTGCCGTCGCGGGCCAGCACGGTAACCGTAACGCTGGCCGGCGACGGGCTGATGGCTGAGGCATCGGCCACGCGGCCATCAGCACTTTTGGCGTGATACTCATAAGCGCCCGTCGGCCCGGCGACGCTCAGGCCTTCAAAAGCAGAAGCGATGCGCGCGCGGAAATCGTCGTTACTCTCCATCACGGCTGGCGTGGGCGGAATAGTGCTGGTGTCGGCTGGCGTAATCACCAGCCGTGTGACGCCGTTATTGGCGCCCAGCTGGTCAAGATCGCCATCCAGCGCCCACGCCACCATCACCGCCTGAGCGGCCTCGTTGATACGCTGTCGCAGAATAACTTCGCGATAAGCGTTCTCTTCCAGCAGCTTCACGATCGGTTCTGACTCCAGCGCCAGCGTGCGGGCGATCGCCTGCTGCTGCGCCGCCGGATAGAGCGAAATCAGCGTGGCTTTACGTTCGGCCAGCAGCGTTTCATAGTTCAGCGTCTCTACCACGCCAGGTGCGGGCAGCTGACTCAAATCGATAGTTGCCATGTTTTCAGCTCACAGGAACGGTTAAGGAAAAAGGTTGCAGCGTGTCGCTGCGGTTGCCGCTCAGCTCTACCACCATGCTGCCGTCGAACGCGGGTTCGAAGCTGATGCCAGTGAGCGTGATGCGCGGCTCCCACCGCAGCAGCGCCACGTAACAGGCCGCCATAATCTGCAGGCGTAGCGCTTCATTTTGCGGCTGATCGATGAGCGCTGAGAGGAGCGATCCGTAGTTGCGCCGCATCACGCGCGCGCCGAGCGGCGTTAACAGAATGTCGCGCACCGACTGGCGCACATGATCTGCGTCACTCAGGGCGCTGCCGTTCTCACGGTTCATACCGGTATATTTTGCTGTGGTCATTTTGGTCCGTCCGTTCTGCTGCCGCCGCGCTGTACGCCGCCGTGATCGTGGATATCCATCACGACGCCATTGGAGCTGAGTTGCCCGCCGCTGTGGCTGACGTCACCCTGCAAGCTGCCACCCGCCGTCACATTGAGCTGAGCGGTTTTCAGCAGCGACGTGCACTCCACCAGCGGCGCGTCCAGCAGAATCTTCTCCGCTGCGCTAATGGACGCGGTGCGGATGCCGCTGGCGTGCAGCGCACCGGTTTGCGGCTCATAGGCCAGCTCTGCGCCATCGGCAAACGACCAGTGCAGCGCCTCCGCCGAAGCCGAGGGTGCCGGATGAACATCAGAGAAAATACCCGGCAGTACAAAACCGGTCTCCAGTTCACCGCCCAGACACAGCACCAGCACCTGTTCACCCTGTGACGGCGCGCTCCATGCCCGGGTTTTACCGGCACGCGCGCTCAGCCACGGCAGCCAGCCCGTGGTGTTATTGCCGGTATCGACCCGGCAGACACCTTCTGCGGGATTTACGGCAGCGACCGTACCGATACGAATGATATTGCGCAGCAGGCGCAGTATTTCAGCGAGTTGTGTATTCATAGTCTTAGTGTCACACCGGTTAATAAGAAGCGACAAAGCGTCTGCGTTTGCTCAGCTATCACTAAACAACTCACGACGGGAAGCTGCTGATCAGATCTCCGTGCGCGTAGAGCTGCAGCGGGCGATCAACATTCGCCGCCAGCGGATTCTCGTCGGCGTATGCAACGTGCAGCGCATCACCTTCACCGCTGACAATGGCGCGCTCACTGAGCTGCAGGGTAATACGCAACGTATTGGCCGCATCTGTGGCGAACGTGATGCCGCTGCGCGCGTCGTTCATCATGAGATCGGGCTGATGACGACGCAGCCACGCCAGCAGTGGTACCATCACCAGATTGAGATCGTCGCTGTAGCCCAACAGCGTCACGTTCAGCGCATAGCGATATTCAAACGACAGCGAAGTGGCGAGCGTGGCGACAATCTGTCCGCTGCCCGTCGTCACGCTGAGTTGTTCCGGATGCTGCTGCAGCCACGGTATGCCGTCAGTCAGCGCTTGTTGCAGGTGTTGCGGTTTCAGCATCATGTTGCTCCTGGCACTGTTTAATCATGTCAATTTGCAGACCACAGGCGACCAGCGCCGCTTCCAGCTGGCGATTATCGGCGGCCAGATCGCCCGCGGTTTGCAGCCGGTTGGCCGGAATCGGGCAGCTGGTCACGCGCGGACAGCCACTCCAGATAATCTGCGGCGCTGGCGAAAGCGGGACGGGCGTGCAGCCGGATAACAGCGTCAGGCAGAGCAGCAGCAGACCAGTCACGTAAGGATGGATCGGCATCGGTTTCCCTCTGTAGCAGTGCTTCTCGCGTTAGTGCCGCCGCACTGGCGCGCCCCTGCTGTAAACGCAGCGTGCTCAGCTGCTGTTGCTCAGCGCGATATTGCTGATTCAGGCGGACGATGGTCTGGTCACGGCTGGCGATACCCGCTGACAGCGTGCCTATGATGCGTTGCGCGCTCACCAGCCCGGCGCTGGCCTGCGACCAGCGCCAGCCGCTAAAAGCCAGCGCCAGCAGCAGCACGCCGATCAGCGTGGCAGCAACCCGGTTCACGGACTGCCCCGCAGACACCACGCACGCTCCCGCTGGCGGCGGTTTTCCAGCCCCTGATTCCAGACGCCTTTGACGTACACCCAGCGCGGCAGCTGTTCGCAGGCTTCACGCCAGCGCTGCTGATTCAGTAATGCCACCAGCGTCGAACTGCAGGCGTTACCGCTGCCAACGTTAAAGGCAAACGAAACCAGCGCGTCGTAAACCGCCTGCGGCGGCGTGGTAACCACGCACTGCGTCAGCGCACGTTCACTGTTCAGTACGTTGCTGATAAAACCCGTGGCCGCCTGGCGCTCGCTGATGCTGCGGCCAGGGATCACGCCAGACGTGTTACCAATGCCATCGGTCCAGACGCCGGCACTGCACTGGTACGGGCTCAGGCGACATCCCTCGTAATCAGCGATCAGCTTTAGCCCCTCCACCGAGGTATGCAGACGCTGGAATCCCGGCAATGTCACCGCAATTGCCAGCACTGCACCGGCCAGGCAGCGTTTAACGATTGGCTGATTCATATTCCCCCTGGCTGATTTTCCCGCTCTTCAGCAGCAGAAAGGTCTTGCGCCGGTAGTACCAGCTCACCAGAAACATGCCGATACCCAGCACCATGCCGAGCAGCGTGGCAATATCCTGCAGGTTCCACTTACCCAGCCAGCCCATTACCACCGCAAGGGCGTAGGTGAGCAAGGCGGTTAGACGTTCGGTTGAGATGTGCATGCTTTAATCCCACAGCGCGAGGGTTTCACCGGTCGCGGGCGCCGGTAACTCTGGTAACACCAGCGCATAGCCGTGTGGCAGCACCACACCGACTGCAGCCAGTCCCGGATTAGCAAGATAGACGCGCTCCACTACCTGCTCAGTACGGCGGTAGTGGCGATAGCAGATCTCATCAACGGTATCGCCCTGTAAGGCATAGATTTGTGTCATGGAAACTCCCGGCTGAAAGCGGAGGATGGCCGATGTTGCTGGCCCTGATACCGATAAGTTTCCCGCGATGGCCGGCGCGCAGCAACGCGAGCCCGTCCGCTCAGCGGTGAGCAAACAGAGAGGGAAAAAGGCGAGACAGGAGACGGCGCGGCAGGCGGTGAGAACACCACCGCAGCCGCAGTCATTCAGAGATGAAAACGGAGAGTATGGGGCGCGATAGTCAGGATTATCTCCGTGCGGTTCAGCATAACCTTAACGGTTACTTCTCCAGCGGCACGGCAGAAAACACCACGGAAAACTGTTTATTCGCCATGACAGAATTACTGGCAATTTCAGCGATCAGGCTTAGTGCGATCTCCCTGTCACGCTCCCGGCAAAAACCTTCCGATGTTAACCGGGCAATCAGCTCAACCCGCTCAAGCATTACCCGTTCTTGTAAATCATTATCCACGCGCCCTCCCCCCATCAAATTACTGTACATACATACAGTAGCATAGCATTCCACATCTGAGAAAGAAAAATGTATTAATTGAAAACGGTTTTTATATACATGATATGAAAGATGTTTCCCGCTATAACCCGAGCGTAACGCAAATGCTCATTCTCACGCCCGGTGAGCCTTAACACGCCCTCTGGCACGCGTTGTTTTAGCGACTTTTAGCCTCTTTTTCCCACGCGACAGCAGCTAATCGGTTAACGTGCGCTAATAGGCCGGAGGGGGCATCTGTAGTTTAGCCCGGTACAGTTCATCCTGCGCCGCACTGCGGAACAGCCGCTGCGGCGGTGGCCGCTGACGGGCACGCATCTGAACCAGCAAACGCCGGCGCTGCCGGCGATCCAGCTGCGGCAGATCGCGACAGGCAACGATCGGCGTACAGTTATTGACAGAACTCCAAGGGGCGGGCGCCGCGATGCGTTTTGGTACGATCTTCCACACGATTAGCCGCGTCAGGATGGGCGTATCCGCACCTACCGCCGTGGCATAGACGCCTTTAATACGCTGCTGCACCTCACCGTATGCGTTCAGCGTGTTATCCGCCTGATACCAGTTACGCACGGCCAGATCCTGACGCCGCACCAGCACACCGCCCTGCGCCTGCACATAACCTGCCCAGTCGCCGCGATCGGCTGCCTGATGAGCGGCAGCAAAATCTGCATCCAGCCCTCGTACGCTGTCGCTATCAGCCAGGCGGCGCAGTTCGCGATATACCGTTACCGGCGCACCGCCAACAAACTGGAACTGGCGGATGTGCCAGCGCGCAGCCCACGCGGAGACCGCTGCCGCCATCTCCCTGAGCGGCTTGCCGCTTTCGTGATCCTGCTCAGCGTCTGTCGCATAGCCGTCGATATTTTTGGCGATATATTTGGCGAGATAACCGGTGGCGCTGCCTTTGGCTGCGTCAATTGCCGTGACGTGGAGACGCGCCTGCTGCGCCTGTGCACTGCTCAGCTCATCGCTCTCCTGCTGCAGGGCATACTCGCGCAGCACGGCGCGTACCGGCTCCCGCTGATGTGGCGGCATAAACAGCAGCAGATGCCAGTGCGGCGTGGCGTCATGGTGCGGCTCGGCGACGCGCAGACCGAAAACACGCAGATTTTCCCGCTGCAGTCGGGCGCGGATCTTTTGCCATAGCTGGCACAGATAGCGTTGCGTGTCTGCCGGACTGGCGCCGTTCCAGCGACGATTGGCATAGCCACTGCTCAGCGTGGCGTGCCAGGCTGAGGGCGCGGTAATAGTGAAGAGATCACCGACAAAGCCCAGCGCGGTGCAAAGGGTTTCAAAGCCGCGCAGGCGCGTCATTAGTTCACAACGACGAATCGCCGGATTAGCGATACTGCCATCGTGCTTGTCGATCAGGCTGATGCGGTTGCCGCACTCATCCTCCAGCTCCAGTCCTTTAAGAAATTCACGCGTACGGCGCTTCTGCTCGCGCCATTCGGTCAACGCCAGCGGGCTGACATAGGCCGTTTTCTGTTTACAGACGTTACCCAGCGCAATGTGCAGATGCTCGCGCCATGCCGCCGCCATCCGGCGCAGCTGGCGCTGCCACCACTTTGTGCTCTGCATACGTAAAATCGCCGGGGCGATCGCCTCAGGGTCAAACAGGCGGGATGTGACCGTGTGCCACAGCGGCGCTGATTGTCGCAGCTCGCGCGTGATGGTTGCGGCTAACATATAGAGGCGATGGGTATAGCGGTAGTCAGATTCATCGCGGCACTGCGTATGCATCTGCGCCTGTTCGGCAAAAATGAAGTGCGCGATGTCGCCCGCCAGCAGATCCACATCGGCGCGGGATATCTCTGGCAGACGATTAAAGCGCCGGACCAATTCCCACAGCGTGCCTGCTGCACGCGCATCACCGCTGCCGGCCAGCAAACCGGCGGTGCCGCGCTGCAGGGTATCGATGCGATATTGCTGATGGACCTGTTCCAGCCGGGGTAACAGTCGGCGGGCAAAAACCGCTGTCAGCCAGCGGTTAGCCCGCGCCGCGCCGTGGCGGTTTTCCAGTACCTCCATACGGCGCTGCAGCGTGAACTGAATCCATCCGGGCTGACGGGCCAGCGCCTGCTGCGCCGCAATCAGCGCGAGATAACCCTGAGTACGCCGCTGCTGCTCCGCATGGCAGAGGTAAGGCATGCCAATAGCCGGACGTGGCTCATTCCATACATACCGATACGACAGTGGACCGCTCACTGCACACCGCTGCGCAGGTGTTTCATGCGGCGTTCATTATCCGCCTGGCAGCTGACGCAGCGGGTGACGCCCTGAATGGCCCGGCGACGCGCTTCAGCAATGGGCGCTTCGCAATCCACGCAAAAAAAGGCGCTGATGCCAACCGGCCGTTGTACCGCCCGGGCAATATTGCGCGCCAGCAGTTCTGCAGCATGCTGCTGCGCCAGGTCGATTTCATCCGCCATCAGTGCACCTCCTGCGCCTGATGTTCAAAACGCAGCGACTCCTGCTCCAGCAGTTCAACAATTTCTGCCGCGCCGGGCACTTTATTACGAGTGTGAACCGCGAGCGCCGCCAGACGCAGTGAAATAACCCGCGCATCCTCTGCGCATTGCTTATTACGTACCGTATCGAGTAAAGCATTTAATTCTTCTGCATCACTACGTTGCAGGTTAATAACAGTATTTCTCATTATGCACTCCGGAATTCGGGCAAAGGGATGCCCGGTGGATTTACACCTGTTGACGTTCTTTCTTAATTAATCAGGCAAGGTCAATCTTTTAGGAAATAAGCTCACTACCGCTTTTAAATGATTCATTGCCTGAATCAGCGCCCGGATCTCATCCGCGGTAAATTGATTAATTGCCATGTCATGCCGGCTACGACCAATATTGGCTAAATACAGAATCGCAGTTAATACCCGCTTATTCGTTGCCACGTGACGATCGGTTTTATCCCGCATATCAGCAAAGAAACGCACCAGATCTTTTTCGCAGTGACAATGCAAAAGCTGACCGCGTATCTGTGCCAGATGGTTAAGCCCATCAACGCGCTGGCCCGCACTCAGCGGGACTGTTACTGCCTCACCTTCAATCGCCATGCTGCACCTCGCTGCGTTACCGGTTGAGATCGGGAATGGCTGAGGATTGCGATTTCACACACCATCATGCATGATTCCCTTTTGAAGATTATCCGCACTCACCTGACTCCGTTTACCCATGACAAGTCGTGACTGCCGAATTTCCTTACACTGTAATACTCAATTGAGTAACAGTAAATACTCAGGAGAGTATATTTTGATACTCGATTCTCAGGTGAATAACGACGAGTTACTGGACAGAATCTGCCAGGTCTATGGTTTTACTCAGAAAATCCAGCTCGCACGCCATTTCAACATCGCCGCCAGTTCACTGCAAAATCGCTACACGCGCGGTACAGTTTCCTATGATTTTGCGGTGCAGTGCGCAATAGAGACCGGTGCCAGCATTCGCTGGTTGCTTACCGGACGAGGTGCTCAAACCGACAGCAGCACAGTGAACGATGCGGTTATCAGGCTGGAAAATTTCACGTTGAGTGATGGTAAACTGACAGAAAATTCCATTTTGAGCATAGATGCGAGTTTTTTCAGTAAACCGCTGGTGCAGGGCATGGCAGTGCGCGCAGAGGGCAAATTGCATTTCGTTGAGCAGCAGGCCACGTTCTCAGACGGAACATGGCTGGTGGAAATTGAAGGCACTACCAGCATTCGCGAGCTAACGCTTTTACCCGGCAAAAAACTTCATGTGGCAGGCGGTAAGGTGCCGTTCGAGTGTGGGATGAATGATATCACCCTGCGCGGCCGCGTGACCGGCATTTATAGTGAAGTGAGTTGA